CTGCACCTTGTGCGTGTTGATACAATTCATAAAAATTATTATTCATACCTTGCGGTGTACCAATAAAAACACAGTACCCCTTTCTGTCAGATAGTGCTGGTCTAATAATCTCAGGAAATAGTTTTTCATTTACATTTGCATACTCATCAATCACGCAGCCATCAAGGTATATACCCCTCAAGCCATCTGAGTTCTCTGAGCCTAGCAAGGTGATACGAGAGCCATTTGGTAAATCAACTCTCAGTTCTGTTTCGTTGAATTTGGTGTGGGGTATTTTGGCGGTGAACTGTTTAATATAGTCCCATGCGATGGCTTTAGATTGCTTGAATGTCGGAGATATGTAGGCATACCTAGGGTTCTTGTTCTTAGAAGTTAAAGCTGATCTTATTAAATGATTCAATACTGCAACTGTCTTACCAAATCTACGATGGCATACGAGTACATTCCATCTGTGTTTATCTATTTGTTTGTGAATGTAAGCTTGATGCTTACGAGGTGTATAAGGTATTTTAATATCCATAACTTAGTGAACTGATTTGCTAGGCATATTCTCGTTTAGAGGGTGATAATCAAAACCAAGTCTATTCATAGCAAACATTGTAAATAACTCAGCAGAAGAATGATCTGGCATATTAAAGAATTTAATAACTACATTGTTTGTTTTTTCTTCAATGTAGCAAACGCAATCCATATCTTCTGATGAAAAATAGTTCATATACCATATCTAGTTTATTATTGTTGGTCTGGCAAGATGAAGATGAAGCTGTGTGTAAGGGTGTCCTCTAATCCCATGTATATATCGTACAATCTTGCGGTCGGTTTTTGGGGTATATAGGGGTTACGATTTTGTAAAAATACAATGTCCTTACGCTATTTATACCAATAACTTTCTATTATCATTACGCCATAAAGTCTATGGTATATAAAAAAATAACTTGATCCGCCTATATACACGAGTGAAGGCGTGGCGTGTGTGTATTCGTGGATTGCTTCTTATAAGCTCTATTTACTGGATCAATAAAAAACCCGGCTAAGAATTAACTCAACCGGGTTGATTGTTTATTATTATTATTTACTTAATTGAAGTAATGAGCTAGGCACTGCATATTCAATATCTGCACTTTTAAACGCTTTTACTAATTCACCTAATATAGCGTTAATATCACCCCCGCTATATAAGATGTTATAAGCTAATTCACGCTTAGATTCTAAAATTTGTCTAAGTTTGTGATTTTGTGTTATGTGCTTTAATGCTTCCTGATAGCAAGCGTCATTTAATTGGCTTATAAAATAGTCGCTGGCTTGATCGTCTATTTCATGCCTTGAACTATAACCGCTAAAACTCTCTGACCAATCTCGCACATTACGAACCCTGCTACAATGGTCCTCAACTTCTTTAGCTTTTTTTCTTACATCCTCTAACAATTTACGCTCTATAGCGTCTTTATTCATTAGATGTTTTTTATATTTTTTTTCTGCTTCAATTAAATTAGCCATTTTTTTATCAACCTTGACTAATTTTTGAAAGCTAGGTTTTTTCTTATCTGAAAGCGTTTGAGCTTCCTGCTGTATTTCGCTTTCAATGGCTTGAGCTTTAAATCTAAACTTCTTGTTTATTTCCTCTTTATAATGCTCTAACTCATTTGATCGTATTGGTTTCATGTTTCCTTCTTTTGTTAGTTGTTTTTGTCATTATTGACATTTTGATTTATATAAATATATAACCAATATGTCTATATATATTTACATCTGCGACAGAATTACACAGTTTAAATATATTGATATAATAACCATAATGTCTATATATATTAAAACAACTAAAAAGAGGTAAAAAAATGAATATAGGGATCACAATAGCAACTTTAATTGTTGCAATTTTTGGTTTATCTGCATGGTTTTATTTTTTCTTTTATGTGTGGGGTATACTATGAAAAAAGATAATATAAATATGTATCAAGTACCTATTACAAAAATATATAGGACTAAACAATACTGGACCGATTGGCTCAAATATAGACTACCAATACCCAAAAAAATCACGCCATATAAATTAAAGAATTTATTAGGGGGTTATAAATGACACTTAAAAAACAAAAAATTGAATTTGCTAAAAATAGTTTAGAAAGTATTTTTGACGATAATAGATTAGTAAATGAAATTTTATTCCAATATTTTTATAAACAAGTCAAATACATGAATAAAAAAGAATTTAAAGATCATTTAATTAATTTGAATATTATTGACGATGAATAAATTTTTAAAAGATTTAAAATTTTATGAATTGTACTACCGCCATGAATATCAGTGTTTTTTAATTGGTTTTTTATTAGGCGTTATATTGTTTTAATATGGTTCAATGGTCGCAAAAATACTACAAAAATCTAAATAAAAATCAACATTTAATCAATAATATATGGTTTAATAACATATTAAAACACCTTAAAAAAGATGGTTTTTTATATGTACCAAACATAAACAAGTCATTTAATAAACAAGGTCAAGAAATAAAATAAAAAAAACAAATTATTTTTTTTAATTTTTGGATAATCAATTATTTGGATAACAAAATTTGGATAATAAAATATTTGGATAATATTTTTTTTGGATAATCAATTCTTGGATAGCTATTTTTTGGATAACGAAAATTCTAACTCTTGGATAATTAAAAAATTATTTTATCATATCGTATTGACATATTAACCTTTATGGTTATATTATAATTATGAAAGGAAACAACTAAAGGTAAACTATGAAACTAAAAAAAGAAAAAATAAATCTTGAGGTTAGGGTGCAACACTATGGTTTCTTTAATAGTGATTTAGATTTTGCATATAAGCATAAACCTTATAAAGATTGGTTATTAAAATATACAGAGTTAAAAGACATTGAAGATTATGAATGTGGACAATATGACTTTGATATTGAAATGATTAGAAGATGGATCAAAAAAACAAAACAACCTTATGAAGCTGTTTGGTCCGAATATAATGATGGAATATATATATTGCCTAAAGGATGGCAGGAAAGGATGGGTATATAAATATGTATATAGATAGCTACGAGATCGTTACCATTGGTACTAAGTATATTGGTAACAAAGAAAAAAAGAACCAAGTATTAACTCATGTTCATAGCGATGATGGTATAATCTTAAAAAGATTATGCGAATTGATCGACACCTATGATGATACAGTTAATTTTAGAGAACATGGTAAATGTAAGATAACTGTGGAGTTTATCAAAAATGAGTAAAATATTAAGGATAGATAGACAGGGTGCTTTTGATTATCAAATTTATGATAATAAAAAAGAGTTAAGAGATCAACTAATTGACTTACACACAAATGATATGGCTAATGATGATGATAAGGAAGCATTAAAAAAATGGTCTTTAGATGAAATTTGTGAAATGTTTGATTGGGATTATGAAACTTTGACTAATAAAGAAGCACAACAGTATGAGTAAATTAGAATTAACTACCCTTTGCCATTTAATTATGGCGAGGGGTTTGTTTTATCGACAACTTCTTCTGCGTCTACCTCAATCAGATCAGGAGTATCTTGCCACGAAACAGAAATTTTCTGATCTATATTCTGCTTTATCGGTTTATTGTCAGAATAAAGATCGGTCAGCTTTCCTGCTAGGTAAGTAATAAACTTTGTTTTCTCTCTGATCCATAGTATTTGATTAGGATTTTCTACTTCTTGATACTGAAAGATTTGCAGCAACTTATCAATTAAAGTTTGGATACCAATTTTTCTAGCTTCAGTTATCTTGTTGTTGAGTTCTTTGTCTTTCTTTAAGATTGCATAAAACTTTTGTAAGCTCATCTGTGAGACAGAGAGTTTTTTGTCCTCTAAAATTTCTGAAAGAGTTACGCCTCGCATAAGCATATTTTCTATAGTATCTACTTCTTTCATTAGTTCCAATTCTTGATTTGACTTCTTTGTAATAGTATTGCTCGACTTCTTCTCTTGACTTGTCTCTGAATTGTTTGAGCTTTGAGAGTGCTTTGATTCTTGTGTCATCGGTATAGTTCTTTTGGTTAAATCCTTTTATATTATTACCGCCATGAAACCTACATAAATATTTTCCATTAGCAGTTGGGTATCCTTTAGCTTGGCATGGTCTTTTAGTCTTTCTTGTTAATCCTTGACAAAAAACTTTTCGTTGCTGAAATCCTGCCATGTTTCCTTTTATTCTCTGCTACCTTATTCTTATAAAAATAATTAGTATTTTTTTGCACATCTTTCACTGCCTTTTTTATAACATCTTTTGACACATATTTCACGTTCTCTTGGTCCTTTATTTGAAGAGCTTGCTTACACAAATAAGGGTTATCATTATCCTTAATAGCTTGGTTGAGTTCTTGGATCGTATACTTAGACGCTAGCTTTGTTAATATTGTTTCTTTATCGCTACCACTCTCCGCAAGACCTTTTATAAAGTTAGTTATATTACTGTTAGTTGTTATGTTAGTTCTACTAATATTAGTCCTGAGGACACTACCCATGTGTCCTGTAGACACATCATAGTTTCTCACAGACACAACTAAATCTTTATTAATAGTATATAATGTAGTAGACTTCTGGCGTTTTTTAGAAATAATTTGTGATCTCTCTAACAATTCAGTAGTTCTAAAGATAGTGCTGCGACTAAGACCTGTCATCTTAGATAGGGTGGCTTGGCGTGGGTAACAAGTCAGCGTCTTAGAATTAGCGAACTTCAGCAAGCAGATAAATACCAAGTAGCAGTAAGCTCGGTGCTTGTTTGGAATGGTTCTAAACTGTGGACTATCAAATAGCGAGAACTTAACCCTTATGTGTGGCTCATACTTCTGTTGCATATTTGCAACACCTCCTGTGTTC